ACCTTCTCCACCATCAGTATAGTTAGCTAAATCTACACCCATTGCTCTAAAGCATTTTATTAATCCAACTTCAAGGGCTAATGCGATTTTATCGGTAGAACATTCCAACATGCCTTTTAGTATATTTTCAGTTCCGTATTTGACTACTGTACGCCGATGCCTTGAATTTCTCTCACTAAGCGAACGTGCTCTACGTAACGCCCCTTTACCAACATAGAATGGCGTTCCATCAGGTTTACAATGTATGTATGCGAACGATGTCATTACTTATCCCATTCAAACAATAGCTCTATTATGAGCAAATCAATAATCAGGAAGTTAAATTCTTCGTCTTCTGAAAATTCAAATCCTAAGAGCATTCCAGAAACCATGCCTATATAGCATCTGATTAGTGATTTCATTTACGTTGCTTTTTGCTAGGTAGGTTTATTTTCCCACCCTTTTTGTATACTTCTACATCATTCGGATTGTCCTTACGAACAATCTTTTTCCCCTTCGGCATCTTAGAAGGGTTTAAATCACCCATGCCACGAGAAGCTTTCATGTTAGCACTTACCACCTTTTTTATAGGTAGCCATAACGTGGTCTGTATTATACTTATGCCCTGCTGCATGAGGTTTAACGTTCTTAGCATGATGCGTGAAGTCACCTTCTTGATGCATTGCAATTGCTTGGTCGTTATGTGGCATATTCATGCTCATTGGACCTTCTGTTGGGATTGATGTGTTTTCCATTGTAGTACTCCTTAGTTATCGTTTGCCAAATTGAGCGATGTAGTCATCATGATGCATATGACCAGCAGCGTGTTTTCTAACGTGGTCTACTTCACCACCTTTTTTCATTGTGCGTGGTGCATTCATTGCTGCTGCATTGTTGCGATTAGTCTGCATCTGGTCTTGAATGCCGCTCATTGCTGCTGGACTAGCCTGTGGCATTGCTGGGCGAGGTGCGCCTTGTGGAGGCATCGGTCTAGCCTGTGGAGCTTGCGCGCCAGTTTGTGCTCTTACCATAGCTGCATCTTTAGCAATCTGTGCATCACGCATTTGGTTCTTCATGGCTAACTTGGCTTCGACATCAACCAAATCTTCCATTCTTAACTTTTTATCGTCAGCCATTATAAGTACCTACCTTTTGTTTTGCCTCGTTCTGCAATACCATCGCCACGAGTACAGCCACCAGAAGCCATGCGAGTTGGACCTGAGTCACCTAAGTTTTTACCTTTAGTATCACCACGTTTTTGAACTGCAGACTCACCAAATTTTTTAAGTTTATTGGAACCAGTTTCAACATCTTTTTTCATGTTCTTTGGCCCAATTGTTTCTTTTGACTCATCTTCTTTAGCCTCGAATGCTTTGCTTTCGCCAGCTTCTTCGTCTTTACTACCTTCTGCCATACCACCTTTAGCCATCTTTTTCATAGCCATACCGCCTTTTTTAAGATTAGATAAGTCTGTATTCTCACCCTTATGTTCTTGTTTATCATGCATTCCAAAAGCTTTTTTAACTAGCTTCTTATCCTGCGCCATATCATCTTTTGTATTTTCTTTAGCCATTAACATTTCCACCTTTATCAGTTGCAAGTTTTTCACCACGACCTACAGCTAATGTAGGTCCACCTTCTTTGAACTTCTTACCCTTATCAGCGGTTTCAAAGTCTTTACCTACTGACTGTTTAATACCGACCTTCTTAGCAAACTTTGGATTGTTTGCTACTGCTTCCATAAAATTATGTTGTTTTTTAGATGTGCTGGGCATTATAAGTACCTACCTTTAGTTTTCCCTTTAGATTCAATCCCATGTCCACGAACTATTGGCGCTTTAATTACTCCGCCTTTTTTATGCCCGCTTTTCCATACACTACCACTAGGACCCATATCAGGAGAACTTGAAGTATCTTGATTAGTTGAAGAATCATTAGCAGGTGGAGGTGAACTTAATATTGCTTTCCAAGCATCGATATCTTCTTTGGCAAAGTCTTTTGCACTTTGAACTTTATTGGATATCCAATCTTCACCTTTCCGAACTAATGACTTATCTTCTTTAGTCATTTTATTTTCCTACATGCTCAAAAAACCAAGCAACGCATCCGCCAACAAGAGCAGCAGCACTACCCACAGCGATAAGCATACGCCAGCCTCCGTGAGCAGCAGACAAAGTTTCATTGATTTTGGCAAGTGTATCTTTAATTTCGCCCATATCTTTAAGCATTTTATCCATATCGTTTTGCAAATGCTTAATTTCGTTGGCATGAGTAGCTAATTCCCTAGCTGTTTCTACGTGGTCAGGTATACTCATATATTATCCGTAGCAGACTGTGGCTGAAGATATGTTAGTAAAGACCGCATACAAACCTGTGTATGCTAATATTCCTTCACCGGGAACAATAAGTTGGAATGGCTGAACACCAGTTAATGTTTTTGTTTGCCATACTATAGGACCAGTAGTATCGGTACCATCATAAATAACTATAGAGCCAGCTGTACCATTAGGTAAGAATATAAGATTTTTCAATCTACAGCGACCAGTCACAAATTGACCTGTTGCAGCTAAATAAGCGCTTTTTACATCATATTGCATTGTCATAATTAATCTCCTTAGTTTAAAGCGGGGCCGAAGCCCCTAAGATTAATTAGTCAAAGTTACCGTATGGGTAAGCTGTAGTTGAACCAATAGAACCGTCAAGTTGAGTATATCGAACAGTTACATATAATGTACCACTGTTTGGAGCTGGAGTACCTGTACCTGTTAGTGCTAGTGTAGCTACAACTTGTGATACTAATGATGAGTATGGACCTGAACCTTGACCATTTGCAGGTGGGTTAGTGATATCACCTGTAGTATTTTGCATTGCACTTATGTTAGCGCCAGTAAGTGTAACAGCGGTACGACCTACAACAACTAAGTTTGAAGTAACTGTTAATGTAGCTACACCATATTGAGTACCGTTGAATTGGTTACCTAAGTTTACTACTGCACCTGTTAAAGCACCTGAAGTAACTCCGATAGTTGTACCTACATCTACAAGAATATCATTAATGTTTGAACCATATGGTAAGTAAAATACTACACCGCGATATGTAAGTGTAGCAGCATCTGCAGTAGGTGTTACTACAACAGGAGGATATACTGTTGCTGATGGGCTATATACTGTACCCGGAACGTTTGGAATGTTGTTTGATTGAACAAATTGACCTGAAGCACCGGGATAACCCACAGTACCTGAACCAGAAACGTTAGCAAAGTTTAAATCTGCACCTTGAACTAACTCAATAGAACCCACATTACGTAGTGGACCAAAACGATTATCACCAGCTAAAACTGGTCCTTCAAATGTACTTCTACCCATGATATACTTCCTTATGCAAAAGAGCCTTTACCAATCGTTGCATCGTCTGCTGGGGCAGTGGCGGTAAAAGCAATTACCCAGATAGATGAATAATACTACTTCTACAATTTTGTGCAAGTATTTTAAGGAATATTATGCCATATAAAGACATAGGTGTACGGAGAGCAGTACAAAAAGCACAGTCTAAAAAGTATTACGAAGCGAATAAAGAAAAAGTAAAAGCTGCGAGTAGGCTGAGTAAAGAGCGCGCCAGAGCTAACTTTCAAGAATTTAAAGCTAGTTTATCTTGTACTCAATGTGGGCAAAATCATCCAGCCACTTTAGATTTTCATCACTTAATTCTACATCCAGATAATCAGAAAATAAACGTACTTACTAAGGGTGGTGCATATACAAAAGCTATTCAAGAAATTATGGATAAGTGTGTTGTGCTATGTGCAAATTGCCATCGAATTCATCATCATGATGAACGGTCTGAAGCCAAAAGAAAAGGGGCCGAAGCCCCTTTCAATCAATCTAATTACTTAGAATGAACCTGAAGAACCATACATACCTAGTGGGTCAGAATAACCGAAGCTATAACGTTCACGAGATTTGTAACGGACATTACCAGTATCGAAATCACCGTCCATGCTATTTTGCATAGGAGTACGTTCGAAATGTTTCATGCCGTTAGGTACATCAGTAGTTAAGAACCATGCGTTAGTATCTGTAAAGAAGTGGTTAATTGTGTAACCATCTGGGATAGAACCGTTGTTCTTAATTGCGTTGATGTCATTGTTGTTTGTACCAACACGCAATTCAGTTTCAAGCAAACGAGTTGCAACGAATTGTAGCGCTGGTGGAACAATCAATTTCTTAGGTTTTGCAGCGATTAATAGACCACGTTCATCAGTCCAAGCAGCGATTTGAATAACAGCATTTTCCAATGAAGTTTCGTTCAAGTCAGCTTGAGTTGATGGTGTGTTAGCATTAACGCCACCGTTTACTAATGGGTGAGCAGCACTGAATAAAGATACGCCATCGCCGCCAGTATATTGGGCAGAGAAACCGTTGTTTAATACAGCAGCAGCTTTAACTTGCTTAGTATATGCCATAGCACGAGCTAGACCCTTAGTATAACGAGCAGACAATGAGTCATACAAGTTATCTTCGATAGCTTCTTCAGTTAAGCTGAAGCCAAGGGCGATAGTTTCGTGGTTGTAGCGAGCAGTCCATGCTTCTTGAGCATTGTCATAAGCGATTGCAGAACCTTCGCCTTTAACAGGTGCAGCTGAGAAGCCAGACAATTTTGTTTCTTCTTCGAAAGAACGCTCTGAAGTTTCTGTTTCATAAATCTCAGTGTGTTCTTGACCGTAGCGAGCATACTCTAAACCGAACAATGCGTTCAATCCGGGGAGCAACTCTTTCAGTAGTTGTGCGCGTGAAATAGCCATTTAAATACTCCTTAATTAAACTGCAGTTGCAGAAGTGTAGCCGTGATAGCCGATATTGAACTTCACGAGTACTTCTGGATACTGTGTAAACACCATTGTTGAACTTGCTACGAAAGCTGTCGTTGGTGCCGCATTGATAGTAACGGATGTAGCACCTGCAGTCGCTGCTGCTGATACGTATGAACCGCTTTGAATTAACTGACCAGTAGCATCTAAGGTACTAACATCTGCACCTACAGGTAATGCGAATGGTAAAGCACTAACTGTTAATGTTGTTGATGCGCCAGAAGCAAAGGTTACTGTACCTAAGTTTACTGCTGAATCACGAACAATATCAACAACACGGAACGGTAAAGTTGCTGTGCTTAATGCTGTTGGAACTAATACTGCAGCTAATGAGTC